GACCTCAAGCATATCGTAGGCCGCTCCCATCCCGTTCGAGTGCCAGCCGAATGAAAGCACGACGCCACCAGGGCGCACCACGGGGCATAGTGCCTTACGGACGCGGCTATAGAGGGCGCTGGTTTGAGTGTCGGCTTTCGTGACCTCGCGCCCTATCGAGCGGTAGTGCTCGCTGACCTGGCGCGGGGAATAGGGCGGGTCGAACAGCGCCAGATCGAATGATGCTGGCGGCAACTTAGAAAGGAATTGCTCGGCATCCTCATGGCAATGGGCAGAAGTCGCTAGGTCAATATCGTTCGTGAGCGTGGCAAACCGCTGATTACGTGCAAACGGATCAACACTGGCTTTTGAGCAGGCCAGATAGGCGCGCACAAAATCGCCAATCGGTTTAATTCCGAACGTCTCTGCGCTGGGCATGGCGAATGCCCTGGTGAAGCGTGTCACTGACACGGCGGGAGCGTCGGTCATCGCAGCCATATCATCACCACCTTAAACAGATATTCGAGCCGCAGTACCATATAGTAGCGGACTAGAGCGCGTTGCTCCTCATCCGTGCATTTGTGTTTCTCGAAAAGCTCTTCGAGCGTCATGGCGCTCGCTCTGCATCAGTGGTCATTTCACGACCTTCAATCGTGGCTGCAAATCGTCCGGGTGCATGTTGCAGCGATGGGTCGGGCGCGTTCGGAACTCGCAGAACACCACGCCGTCAGGGATTTTGCTCGAAATAGGCACATAGAACCGGAAACCCATTTCCTCGCCGATCTCCTTTTCCAGCATCCCGCGCGTGACCTCGTATTCAAGTTCGCGCAAAAGGCGCCTGATCCGTTCTTCGCGGACTGAAACCTGTTTTGAGTCTGCGTCAGTCATGGGTTTCCACCTATGTAGATCGTTCCGACGTTGTGCATCGTCGCCATAAGAACTCCCTGCCCGTCGAAAACTTTGAGCACACCTCGCGGCGTGTTCCGATCAAAGTAGATCGAGATGCCGTGCCACGAAGCCCGCCATTCCGGCCGCAGCTCTGCTTCCGACTTTGCCGCCCCTTCAACGGGTGTGGCCACGAACGGCCTCCATTGCTTCGCGGAGATCGGCCGCAAGAACGAAAGCCTCCTTGCCTTGTGCCTGGACCTCCTCGTAGTGGCTAGAAAGGTTCCTTTCCGCGACCTTCTCAAAGATCGCTGCGTGTCGAGCGAGCCTATCGAACAAAGGTTCAACGCGAGTGTCGGTCATGGTCTTTTTCCGCGTAGTGATTATTCAGCATGTCGAGCGCCTTACGCAGCATCACGCGCAAGTCTCGCTTGCCCCAAAATGTCACGGCAGAGCTATCGTCGTCGCCAGGTCGGTGGATGAATGGCCCTGATAGCTGTTTGCCGTTCACTGTGACCGGCAATTCAAGATAGAACCGCAGGGCAGTAAACTTGCTGCCCTCGACCTCCTTCTCAATGATCTCGATTCGGTCGGTCATTTCCTCGGCATAGATGTTCACGCGCATTGCGTCACCCGTAGCGTCCGTGTTTCAGACATTGCGCCAAGTCTCGCCATCAAACACCGTCGAAGGCTCCGGCGGCTCATTGTAGTTCAGTTCTGGACACAACTTTGCGCACCCAGTTTTGGGCCAGTCGCACCAGCATTTAAGAGCCCCTAGAGCTATTGCGCATAACCCTGGCGCTGGTTCGGCGGGTGCGTCGGTCATTGTGGTACCCTTGCCAATAATCCGGCTAACAAGAGCACTCCACCACTAACGCCAAGCCCTCCGGCAAGTCCCAAATAAAGAAAGGCTGATGCGCTGCAAGCGATAAATCCAATTAGGATCATCGCGCCCGCTGTAGCTGAAATCAGGCTTGCTCTATCAGTCACGGTGTATTCCCATCTGTTTCAGATGCACTCGCCAATGATCTCGCGCGACAAGGCGCCATACTTTTCTTCGTCGCCAATGACTTCCCCTGTCAGCGCGACGACCCACCATCGATCTCCTTTCCATTTTGGCGGTAGCAATGTGGCGTGAAGTGTTCCTGCTACGCAGAGATTGAGCGGGCCGGGAGAGGTATGGATGACACCAGGAGCGGCAACCGTAATTCGCTTTCCGCCATTAGATGGTAGACCGCTGTTATCTGATCGCCAGAAAGCGATGGTCGCACCCGACTCGCGCAATTTTTTGAGCCGATTTTTTTGTAAGTCAGTCCATTTCGACGCGAAATAACTGAGCGTCGAAAGCCAGTATTCTTTCGAGCCGGAGCCGTAGCCGTCGCCGGAGCCGTAGCCGTCGCCGGAGCCGTCGCCGTAGCCGTAGCCGTCGCCGTAGCCGTAGCCGTAGCCGTAGCCGTAGCCGTAGCCGGAGCCGGAGCTAATCCAGCTCGGCGGCTCTCCTCGCTGGATTACTATCTGCTCCAAGGGGCACCTTCCCAAGCTTTCACGGCGTCATCGGTGCATTCGGCAACGCAGGTGATGTCGCGGACCTCGATATCTGCCGCCGGTCCGATCTTGCAGCTTTTGCTCGGGCCGTTGGACGCGAGACCAAGAAAGCCCTTCACATCGCTAGACCAATAGATGCAGTTGCGCGCCGCTCGCAGCTTGATCGCCGCCCCGCCAGTATCGGCGGCATAGCCAAAGAACACGCCACGATGCGTCGTAGTGACAAGCACAGCACGCTCTTTGCCATTGGCTTTGGCTCGGTTTGGATGGTTAACCACTTTTTCAGTCTCCTGCCCCTGAAAACCCCGAGGCGCGGGTACTCGTTGAAACTCAATTCCCAAGAGTTGTTAAATCCAAAAGCCGACCATGGTCGGTATTGGCCGCTCATCCTTCACGAGTTTCCCAACCGCGCCAGCATGCGCTGCACCTGGGTAATCTGAAACTTGCCACCGCGGCGATTAGTCAGCCCGGACTCGTTGAGCTTCTTGCATATCCGATAAGACGGCAGGTCGCGGTTCGCTATCACCAACTGGAACACTTGTTGCTCGGTCGGATGCTTGCGCACCGTCGACTTGGCGCCTTTGCCTACCTTGAGATAACCGTAAGGCGCAATCCCAGAAATAGCGCCGCCGTTCGCCTTCTTGTCCTTGCGGCCCTGGTCGATGCGCTCGGCAATGCGCTCTCTCTCAAATTCCGCTATCATCGCCAGCAAACCAAAGAACAGCTTGGCGGTCCCGTTGCTGGTTACCGGATCGGTGCCGAGATCGATCAGGATCAGGTCAATCCCCCGCTTCTTAAGATCCTCGGCAGTGTTGAGCGCATCGGACGCGGAACGGAACAGGCGATCGAGCTTGGTGGCGCAGATGGTGTCGCCCTTCTTGGCAGCTTCCAGCATCTCCTTGCCAGCCGGCCGGTTGTACAAGGCAATCGTGCCGGATACGCCGGGGTCGTTGAACAGAGCAATCTCGAACCCCTTGGCGCCGCGCATGGTGGCGAGGGCTCGGATGACGCGCTCCTGGTTGGCCATCGACGTGCGCTCGTCGGCGGCCTGCTCAGCTGTTGAAACTCTGCAATAACCGAGAATCATCGCCAGTCCCACTCGAATGCATCGCCGCCAGCAATCGCGGCACAAGCCAGCCGGTAGCGCTGCCACGCGCGAGGACTGCCACCGGTCCGCTCAAAGATATAGATCGCCTCGCGCGACCAGCCGCTCAGCTCGGCCAGATCATCGACCGATTTGAAATTGCCGATGCGCCACTCGCGCGCACGCTTGATCTCGGCTTTGCTTGGTCCCTTCATGCCAACCCCAGATCACGCGCTTCCTTGAGGTGAGTGTCTTTCAACTTATAATGTCCCCACTCGACGCGAATGTTCTTCTCGAAAGTCTGCAGCTTAAGGTTCAACTGATGAACTATGACATGAATGACTTTCTTGCCGGTCAATGGCCCACCGTCACGATCGTCACCATAAACCACGTCGAACAGCTGAGCAGTAGTGATCCCGTGCTCGCCCGCGCGACGGATGGCTTCCATGACTTGCGCCTCTTTAGGTCGCAGCCGCAAGCCGGCCCAAATCATGTCGCGCGGCATGGTCTGACCGCAAGTGGGGCAAGTGCTCATTTTACATCATCCGACCAGTACAAACGCCTATCCTGATGTGATTGAAAGTAAGCAATGCACTGGGATAACGGCTTGCCTTTATAATTTTCGCGATGATCGCCGTGTAAAATTAAAAAACGATTATTCCCATTCTCTTTGTCGTCCTGGATAACAAGCGCGGTCTCAGCTTCGTCGCGCAAGGCTTTATCACCATCAAATATGCACATTAGCTGAGCGCA